AGATGTTACCTCAGCATACTTCCATCCAATATCAAGCGCTTCTGTTACACTGACTCTTGAACTTTTGAATCTAGATCTAAATGCTTTTTTATGATCTTCTGTATATACTAAAGGCTTCTTATCATAGAGACCGATGACAAAGTGTTTATCGGTACACACAATTTGTGGAAATCTAGCATCGTATAGTGATGTCGTTTCCGATATTCTCACCTTTGATTGATTGAGCTTATATAGTGCTCCAGCACCATCAATAACTACAACAGTAGCAGCATCAAAGTGTGACATGAAGAAGCCAGCAGCTGCATGGGATATATGGTGAAGACTACCATCATTTCTGGAAGTAGTTACACCAACATTTTGGTCAGCTAGGTACTTGATTATTGTTTTAAGATTTTGAGAAGAACCACTAACCTGAATTACACTATCAATCTTCTTAGTATAGTTTTTAATTAGGTCAAGAGACTTGTATGGTATACCTCTATGGTATTTGTCTCTATTTAATCTTTCCTCATGTATAAACAAAAGCACTTCATTATTTCTAAGAAGTGCTATTGATGAGTGATGAGATAGATTAACACCAAGTGTGTACATTACTTCAAGGGATGATCAGGAAACTCGTTGTAGCATTGATTCTTAATGCAGTAGAGATTGAGAACACCCTTCTCATAACCTCTTGCTTCAACTTCCCATGGGAACAACCAGTACTTCTCGACAGAGTCAACTTTATAGTACTTCTTATGGAACTTAATCATCATATCGCCATTTCTATACACTTGCTTCATCTGGCCAGTAAGTGCCTGTCTAATATGAACAGTTTCATGGACAATTGTTTCTAAGAATGTTGCCTTGGTAAACCTAGTAATGTTCTTCTTAGCAAAGAAGGGGTTAATCCAAATAATAAAGTTTCTTGGACCCTGCCTTTCGTTAAAGTCATCGATGTGGGCATCCATATAGGCTAATGGAACAGCATCGACATCATGGATGGTACCGTTGCTTAGTGACTTATCAATTCTAATACTAATTGACTCAAGCTTGTCTCTTTGTCTTTTGGTAAAGATCTGGTCAACAGTAAAACGCGTCACGGCAACAACATGCTTGCGCAACTTAGGGTTTATTTTATTTGTGCAGGTAATTCTCATAGGGGTAGCTTTGGTTGCCTCTGGATCATGTTTTGGTCTTCACACTCAGCTTCAAGCTTTGTTCGGATAGCTTCCGACTTTTTGATTAGAGAGGCAACAGCTTCAATCTCGATATTATGTTGTTCACAATACCACATGATTGCCTCTAGGTAACCCATACCCTTCTTATGAACACAACTTTCGATTGCTGTCTGAAAGTTATTAACAGTAACTCTTTGATCTAAATCAATCATGCTTCTAGTACCTCTACACCAGCTTCTTTGAACATTGTTTGAGCGAGTCTGATGGACTCTTCCCATCTCTTAGAAAAAGTATTATCCAGAGGAACAGAAGGAAACACAACGCGAGTAATGCCAGACTGAATGATACTACCAGCACAAGAAGCGCAAGGATGGTGAGTAACATAGATTGTACAACCAGCCGGCCGTAAAAGGGAATTGAGGATAGCATTTTCTTCAGCATGCTTAACAACCTGAAGTTTAAGTTCTTTATTATTTAGTATGTGGTCATGGTCACATACACCTCTTGGCAAACCATTGTAACCAAGAGAGACAACTCTGCGTTCACTATCAACAATGACAGCACCAACCTTAGTTGATGGGTCCTTTGACCACTGAGCAACATGAACGGCTAAACCAATGAACCTTGTATGCCACTTCATATGTGGGTCAGGTTCACCGTAAGGATAGTTGAAAGGTAAATCTATTGTTGTCATAAAAAGAAGGGGGCTAGAGAACCTAGCCCCCTCCCATACTCTAGTGCCTATTGGGAATTAGGCAGCGCGGGTGTAGAGCGAGCGAACGGCGATCTCAGTGCGACCGGCCTTCATGTTACGCGTGAAGCGCTTGGAAGGCTTACCGAGACGGTAAACGGTCGACGTACGGCCATTGGCAAACGTCTTACGGTTCGAGTAGATTGGGAAACCAGCAAAGCGAGCTTCGCTAACGCGAGCAGCTGCACCGGAACCAACCTTCTTCTGAAGCTGAGCGAGGGTCAAACCATTGCGGTTCTTCTCGAGAACTTCAACAACGCGTGTCTTAGTAGTATTCATTTCAATAACTCCATATTTAACTAACTTAACAAATACTTGACATCACACTTATCAAGTAGGGCATATTGTAGGCTACTTTAGACTAGAAGTCAACAGGGCGCTTTAATAATTTTTTAGCTAACTTGACCTTCTCGAGGTATTCTCTTGTTAAGCCGCGCTCGCGACCGAAAGCCTCAATTTCCCAAGGTTGGTCAAAATAGGCTACGCGGTTAAGATTATACTTCTTATTCTTAAATACAGATACATTGAAGTCTGTTGACGGAAGGTCAATTAGTTCATTCTTAACGAACTGTTTAACATGAACCATTTCGTGGGCAAGGGTACTAATAATATACTTTAGTGATACCCTAGGTGGTGTATTGATACAGATGGTGAACCGTCTTGGTTGTCTGTTGTTATCCATCCATTCAACATGGCCGCACTCATCGCCATATTTAATTTCTGGCTTTCTAACAATCTTCAGTCTAACGGTAATTTGTTTGTTGAGTGCTTTAGAAAAGAATCTATTAGAGAAGAATCTAGCAAATTGTCTACAATGCCTCTGGTGTATTTCTGTTCCACCTTCGATTTGTAGCCTCATTTGATAACTCCTATGAAATCAGTTTATTTCCTTCCCAAATATTTTATCTTACAGATAAGTCCGCGACCACATACTAACGTTGGGTTTTTCCTTTCCACTATTAGATCAAATTGCCGAGCAACCTTTTCTTGTATTGTGAGTGGTCCTTCCATAACAATGTACTGAGTATATGGCTCAATAACAATTTCATTGTCAACTTTAATAAATAAAATATCAAAATTATGTGTTCTAGAATAGAAGCACACACACAGTGTATTTTCATGTACAGCTATATATCTTGTCTCAAGAACCTTACCACCACTATCATGTATAGCATTTCTTAGTGGTAAATGTGTTCCTTTTTGTACAGTGCTTCCTTCAAATATGCCAGTGTTCTTTAAATGGGTAACACATCCCCTGGCCACATAGCTATGTTGTTCAAGATCACCATCAAAGCCAACAATTGTATTTTTATAGAGAGGCTCAGCTGCTATACCAAACTGACCATAGTCAATTCGTACCCCTTGAGGATTCATATAAGTCTTGGAGGCCTCGATACCACATCATAGGTAAATAATAAATTTTCTTGTTCGTCAAAATAACCAGTGGTCCATTGCAAAATTTTCTTTCTTTTAGTTTTACCATTTGTTGTTGTGTCATTATAACCAATAACTTTAGGTTTACTAATCATTTTTAAATGAAGAACAGGATAGTCATATTCAAAGTTGGACATTATTCTACTCTAGTTAAAATAATTATACTACCATTACCGCTAAGAACAGTTTGGCTGTTAATTGTTGTAAGGCTCACAAATTGATTTGCTTCTAACGATAACGATTGATTGTCAGTTAATTGCATCTGTGTGTTGCCAATATTAACCATTGTGTTTGTGGATGTTATATTGAATACTCCATCAGCTATAACAGCATAACATTTTTCCGGTAGAGTTACATTATTAGTAACTTCTACTAACTGAGCATTAGATGCACCTCTTGCGTCTTTAAATACATACAACGTAACATTAGCTACAGTAGCGGTTGCAGTGATAATAGAATTTTGTGTTAAAGTATTTAATAAAATGAAACCACTACCCTGCTTTTCAATAACAGAGTTACCTTGTGCAATTGTTAATGTACCATCAGCTGTTTTATAACCATAGCGTGAATCATAGTACAATTTCTCAGTGAGCATATCCACTGGAAGGGTTACCCTTGAGCAAACGACTAGAAATTCTTCCATTCCTTTCAGCATGTGATACATTGTTGATCTCCTAATTAAAATATGTTATTTTATTAGGTTTGGCTGTATGTGAACACTAATAGCTTTCCGTTACCAGATACAACAGATTCTGGATCTAGTTTGTGTAAATCCTCATTGCTATTTAGTGCAACGTCGCCTAATGCAACTGTACCTTCTAACAGTACTGCATATTTGCCAGCTGGAACAGTGTAGCTACCGCTAACTATAACAAGCTCAAGATCTGTAAACACAGCAGGTGTTGGGTTACCCAACAGAATAACAGATACTGTATCCTCTTCTGCATTGACAATATTGACGCCACTGTGATGTAATGTAACATCTACAGGAGATGTGTCAGATAACTTGTATGCAAATTGACCCTGGGAGCCACCAAAACGGTGGTGGCCAGCATTTAAAAGAGTTTTACCAACACCAAATAAATTTTTAAATGACTTATGACCGTAGTAACTCATTTGTAGACTCCTAAATTCCGTAATGACTGAAGAATTGCTCGCGGGCAACGTTAAACTTCATTAAGTATGGATATGTAGTTTTCTCAAATATTTGTGCTTCAGAATCTACATCGTTAGCTACAATAACCACAAGACTATTTATGGGTTCTCTAGTTCGCTCGTACCAGGCACAGGCATAAGCCGAAGTTTGTATGAAGTAATGTTCAATCCACCTTTCCTCTTTAGTTTTGGCAGATGTTTTGAAGTCAATAACAGCCAACTTACCCTTATAGACACCTATACAATCTACTGTACCAGCGACCTTTAGATAGTCTGACCAGACCATCTTTTCAAGAGCATGAATAGCTGTTACGTTAGCATTCATAGCTCTTCTTATTTTATGGAATAGATCTATAGCATCAGGCATTGCCTTGCTTTTGGCTTTATCAAAATCACTATGTTTAAGAATGTACTTTTCAGTAAGGTTATGGACAACCGTACCCCGGCCTGAGGCCTTTTTCGATATTCTATTGGCTTCAGCTTCGCCCACTTTAGCTCTCCATTGCTGGATACCTTCCTTAGTTGTAAACCCAGTAACGGAGGTGACCGAAGGGAGCTTAGTTCCCTCTGGTGTTGCATACATTCTTGGTTCGCCATCAATTCTTTCGAGCTTACTGAATTTGTAGTTATCTATTTTCAGATCAAAGTCCACACTATCCATTAGTAATACCAATCTAAATTTGTATTCGCACTATAAATTTCATACTCGTTTTGGTTAGTCTGGTCATTATACAGTTTATCATAAATGATCTTTGCAATGTGAGCATGCTCTTCTTTAGTCCAGTACCGCATCATCTCGCCTTCTCTTCTTTGTACTATGTTATCATACATTGTTGAGTTTGGAAAAATATAATTTGATGTGTCAATTTTTGGATTCATTGTCCATGTATTAAACATTAACCACTTACAACCAATGCTGTTGAGTTTGTATATACAAGAATCCACAAATACCTTATGCATCTCAGTAAACCATTCAAGATTATAAAACTTACTATATGCTAAACTATTAAATTGTCTAGCATGTTTGTCACTTGTTCTACCTGTTAGGCTTTTGAAGAACCTTTTTGTTCTAACATGATCATCTGTTTCTATGATATCACCTATCAACGTAGCACTTGGATTATAATCAGCATTTACACCAAACTCAAATCTGTCTACAGATGACCATGATATAATTACAATATCTTCTCTATTAATGTTTAGGGATTGAATTTTTCTAGCTGTTCTCCAATTACTTGCACCAGGCAATGAAAGATTGTTTACTTGAGTACCAAGTTTATTAGCTAAAACAATTGGCCAGGTACAATGAATTCTCTCCTCTTCAGGAAGAGAAAAACCATATGTAAAACTATCCCCAAACGCATATAGCATTAATATATAAAAGGATCTTCTAGCTAGACCTCTTCTTAAAGATTGCTCTTATTGAGAGAATTTTCACTATCCAAATCCTAGTTCCGTCTTAGCAATAATATACTTCTTAACAAATCCTGATCTCACTATATCATCCACCAAAAACTCAATATAGTCAACATCTGCGACAGTATTTAAGATCTTCATAAAGTCCTTTAGACCAGACTTATCCTTTGTTGACTGGAGATCTGTCTGTCTATAGTCACCACAGAAGATGATCTTGGAATAGTCACCCACTCTTGTAATGACCGAATCAAGTTCACCAAATGTCATGTTCTGGATTTCGTCTACAAGGATGATTGTGTTATCTAATGTAAGACCTCTTATAAACGATGTTGACATAAACTCAATTACGCCAGCCTCTTTAAGTAGGTCGTACCCATCAACTCTTTGGGTTAGACAATTAATGATTTCTCTATATGGTTGCTCGTATACGCTTAATTTTTCTTCTAGTGTTCCTGGCATGAAGCCCACATCTCTTGTTGGAACACAACTGCGGACTATTGCAATGCGTTTGAACGCTTTATGCTCTATAACTTCTTTTAGAGCGAGGTAGAGGCTGACGAACGTCTTTCCAGTGCCTGCGATACCGTGTAGTAGTAAATGAGATTTGTAGAATGATTCAAATACTTTCTGTTGCGCTTTTGTTATTGGATATATCTGATGTAGCTTGACTCCTTGCTGATGTTGGTTACCGTTAACTGCTAGTCGAAGTTTCTTCTTAGCTTTGTTTGGCATTGAGTACTACCCTTTGTTACCATGTGTTGACGTTGGACCTCTTATGATGGGATTTTATATTTTTAAGGACGTCACGGAACCCAGCATCTGGCTTTTTAAGGCCGAGGCGTATTGGATCTCCGATGGGCGGAGCCTGTGTGATAATGGTCTTCAAATGAGGATTGGCAACGAGGTACTCTTCTCGTGCGGAGATTGACATGAACTCCTCATGGACCTCACCCGTAAGGGTGTTTTCAAATGTGTATGTAGGCATATGTTTATTTATCTATCTTGAAATCTTTGCCTGTAAGATTATTGACAAATTCAATAAATTTTTCTGCTTCCTTTTTTTTACCATTCACTGTCATAAAAATTACGGCTGCACTGACCCCGGCGAGTGTGCCCTTGGTAGCACCTTGGAAATACATCCAGGTACCAAATACACAACTCATAAAAAACCAGAGAATGTGGATTGCATATTGTTCTATCATTAATTAGCGCCTATAGTCTAAGTCGTAATCATCAAACAAGTCTTCTTCCATGTCTTCACTTGAAAGTCTCTTTAGCGTGTCAAGATCGTGGCCTCTTAAAGCATTACGAATATGCTTCTCACTACGGTCCTTCTGCTTTGGTTTAGATGGGCGGTCCTCATAATCCTCAAAGCGCTGGTTACGAGAATACTTCTTGATCGTCATGGAACTATAAACCTCTTACTTAACATCATCCGGTAGGATATCAGGGAATGCTAACTTAGCAACATCAGCTGTGATTCCCTTATACAGCTTATGTAGTTTCTTGTCCTTGGCAGCAATCAACATCAATGCTTCAGGACCAGGAAGGGATTCTAGAATAGTAATGAATATATTCTCACGCTTAATCTTGTTGAGGTTCTGACCTGGCTGGTCAACTAGGTAACCCATCTTACGAGATTCAGCATGGAGGTAACCACGATGGTAATCGTACTGGTTCTCAGGCACTGGCTTATAAGGAGGTGCTCCTTCTGGCAAAGCTGCTGCTACATTAGGATGAAAGGCTAGCTGAAGAACACTCTTCATAGCAAACGAATCATTTGCCTTTAGGACATCAGCTCTTTCCTGCTTCGTCTTATAGCGGCAGGCAACTTCAAACACATCACATACGTTA